AGTCATCTTTTCCCATTCGAATATCTCGCGGCTGCTTAACGCGAATTCAAACTGGCGGACGAACTCCTGGAGGTGATGTTTAAGCACCCGGTACAGGCGCACCAGGTCACCATGAATGTCGTTGATGATTTCAGTTTCGGCAGGTACAGGCCGGAGAAAGTACAGGGCAGCGCCACCGCAGAATACTTCTACGTAGCAGCTATGAGGAGGAAACAAGGGAATGAGTTGAGCGGCCAGGCGGCGTTTGCCACCGATCCAGGGAATTACGGGAAGTGCTTGCATAATGATGTGAGCTTTCTCATGTTGAGATTATTGTGCTAGGCTCCCACCGCCGCGTCGACGTGGTGAGGGGCCTAGTCCTGGCTCACAGGCTTGATCTGTGTGAAAAGGGGCTTGGTGATGTTGACGCATCACCAGGTCGCCCCTCTTTTATTACTACTTCTTTCCCAGCGCCCAATCCACCAGGTTGTTAAATTTATCGGAACAACGCTCCAGCGCCAGCTGGTATGCATCGCGCGCTTTAAGCACGTCGCCTACCACCCGGTAGTAGATATCCGGGAACACGCATTGCTCGATCAATGGCAAAGGCGGTACCGGCTTTTCGTATTTAGTGACCACCTTTATTTCGGGTTCTGGCTTTGGGCTTGTCAGCGTTGAGCATGCGGCTGTACTCAGGAGGCAGAGGAGTATCACTAAGTGCTTTAAATGCCGGGTCGGTTTTTTCGAGCTTTTCAAGTCGCTGTTCATATACTTTTACCTTTGTTTTGTTGGTTTCAAGATCGGCAGAATTTTTCTCTAACGCCTTTTCGTTCAACTCTTGTTGATCTTTGAGCGACTTAATCTGCTCATCCTGCGCCTGGTTGATTTCCTTCTGCTGGCGCAGGTCGCCTTTAACTCCGGTCAATGAGGTCTCCAGCTTTGCAGCTTTCACTTCAGTATCCGAGGCTTTGACTTGCAGCAATTTGTTGTCAGCCCATTGGACGGCCACTAAAGCACCGAGGCATATCAGCCCGCCGAGCATCAAGTAAGTCAGGAACAATTGCGGCTTACCAGTGATGAAGCCCCATAGCAGCTTGGGTGAACTAATTACCAGTTTTAGGCAGGTCAGCATCTTTTGTAATCCCTAGTTTGTTGTAGATGAATTTTTCAATGATCACCATTGATGCCGGCGCGCCCATCCAACCGAAAAAACCGACCAGCACCAGGGTGGCGTAATCATTCCACTCCAGCAACATGCAAAGCATCAGCGCTACAGAGCCAACAAAGCCTGCAGCGAGAGTTTGCACAATGAAAACACGTGGTTTAAAGCCAAGGTCTACTTCAGGTGATGTGGTGCGTGATAGATAGCCCAGCGCGCCGGCTGTCATGGCATAGAGAACGTTCAGCAAACCCCATATGATAGGCCCGAGGTTTGCACCAAAATACAAGACAAGCGCTGCAGCCATAGTGCATCCCCATAATTATTTTTCATTTGCTGAACTGGCCGCAGCACTGTTCATAATCGGCAACGCTTCCAGGATGAAGTTAACCCCGGCAGGCCAGCGATAACCTGCCACCCTTGACCGCTCGAACGGCGCTATTGAGACCGTATCGCCTTGGTTGCCTCCCAGCACCATCAGTCGTCCCTTTTCATCCACGCCCACCACGAATCCCACGTGACCACCGCCATCGCGCGTGAATACCACCACGCATCCGTACACCGGCACGGTAATCATGGCTCCCCATGTCAGATATGATTTTGCAGATTCGTAGCGGCTGGATGCGATGCCGGCAGTTTCCAGCATGGCCCCGACGAAGGCGGCGCACCACGGCACCGCGTCTGATTGAATGCCGCCCCGTTTAATGATTTTCCACCACTTCAGGATGGTGGAATTATTGCCGGCACCGGGCACTTCCTTGAGGCCGATGTACTTTTCCGCCTCGGTAATCCAGCCCGGCTTCATTCTTCCACCCAAGCAATATCTAGCAGGTCTTCAGCACTAGCACTATCAATTGTGCGCATCAAAGCCTGTTTTTTTGCCAGCTTATATTGGAAGGTTGCAGCCACCGTGATAATCACTTCAAGCGCATCCTCAAAAGACAACTGGTGCGGTTGGTTTTCAGAATCGAAAAAGGTTACATCGGGCAGATTGGCTGCTTGATTTAATCGCTGTGCTGCGTCCAGCTTGATTGCGGATTCAAAGCCACCGTCCCAGAAAATTCCTAACGCAGTGACGGCCAAGAGACAAGATGTTTCATAACCCTGCCTGACATCATTACGCACAATCGCCCTTACGGTCTCGATATCCGGATCAGGAGCAACGAAAACACCACCTGGCTTACTCACCATGCCGCAGCAAACTTCATCACCGACCTCAATGAAACCGGTCTGCCGCTGCAGCTGCTTCTGTACCACTACTCCACTTTCAACTTTGACGAATGGCATTATTGTTTTTCCTTCCATAATTCAATGGATGCGTACACCTCGATATCCCCGAAATTGGATGGTGTACCGAAACCACCTGTATTTGAAGTGGATGTCCGGTGCTGCAATTCAAAGGTCTTTGGCGCAGCGATAGTAAATCGTCCGCTTACCTCAGAATCGGTACTGACGTTTGTGCTGCCACTATAGGAGCTGACACCAACGGTATAGGTCGTGTCTGCCGTGTTGGCTAAACGCACTTTATGTTTGGTTGAATCGATAGCTGGAGCGCGTGCACGGAAACGATATCTACCAGGTGCTAGGGTAATAACCCCACTTACAAGCGATACATTGCTGCCTGTATCCGCAACAATTGTGTTCAAAGCGCGTTTTGAGTAGGTACCCCCAACCGAGTTCTGACCAGCAGTATTGTTTGGCTGCTCCTCTCTGATCAGGATATAGTCTTCTGATTTGGCTGGAGGTAAGTCTTCCACGAGCGCTTGATTAGCACTAAGCAATGTCACCCGGCTGCGATGATTGGCCGGGATATCATTCGCGGTGATGTTCACATAGCTGCCATCTACCAGCTGCTTGACCAGGTTTGGCGGACTTCCTACCCCAGAAATTTGTAAGGTTGGGGCCACACCAGACACGACATTGAACGTCACGAAGAACGACTGGTTTGCGGCATAAGCAGTAATGGCCGGGCTGGGGGTAATTACATATGCCGTGCCTGTGCCCGTTGCATTGGCTCCTGTAAAGGCTTGGTTCTGTACGTCCCCGCCACTTATGGTGGAGCCGCCGAAGGCAAGGCTAACAGTCCATGCACTGTAGACAGTTGCGCCTGGATTCTGTGTATTGCTAACCTCTACCTGAAAAGCACCTGTTACATCGTTATACGAAATCACATCGCCAAGCATCCAGTGAGTCGGTGCAATATCTGCAGCAATCTTTACTGTCATTCCCTTTTGATAACCTTTAGCAGGGTCTATCACAAAGTTTTTAGTACCGACACTGACCGTGTTGTTCGTCACCGATCCGGCAGAGGTGGGCACATTATTCAATGAAGCTACCGTCTGGTTTATTTCCAGGCTAAGTGTGTAAAGGATAGCCGCATGTGCAAAGGCATTTGGATTAAAAATTTCCCTTGGCTGGTTCGGTTGTGGGGCATTGGCTAAAACATCCATGGTGTGCTGCGAGATTGTCATGTCAATGACTCCATTTCCATAGTAAAGACCGATTCCGTTGCGTATTGAATGGTTTCGGAGAAGTCTGTATAAAAGCCATAAATCCATGTAGTCCTGCGGTCTTTATTCCCAATAAATACGATGGGCTTTGCCCGCAGCTCAGTCAGGAATCGCTTCACTTCAAATGCACTATCCGATGGCACGTACAGAGATACATTTGCATAATCGGTATATGGCTTCTCAGTAATCTGCCAATTGCCAAAATCGTCTTTTGTCTTTCGACTAAAATCATTGATTCCGGTCTTGACCCCAAACTGCAAGTCTCCCAATTCACGCCCCAGGCCAAGAACGCATTCGCCACATGCAGCCATACCGCCCGGATTAGAGATCGTAATTTCAACCAAAGCATCGATATATTTTGGGAGATCCCGCAAGTAAAACTCGTTGTAAGCTTGATATGGTGTGTAGTAGAAACCGTACCAATCAGTAACTCCGCGATCAGAAACGAGAGCGAACTCCTGGTCAAATACAACGCCGGCAAAATCATCAATGATTCTGATATTGACAAACTGGCCTTCCAGGTTATTCATGAAAACCGAATCGAATGGCCCCAGGTTTTTGAACACATAGACCAGCTCATCTGTATAGCGTGTTTGAGTTGATATAGACCTGTCCAGCATTCGCCAACGATTGGTTTTACCAACCAGCAACCAATGGGTCGGTGGATTGTTTACGTCACCCTGGATATCATTTGTTGGCAGGTTGCCGATGTTCCCCACCATTTGAGACTTGTAGAGATTGTGTGTGTCGGCACCTAAAAACATGACGGAATCGTTGAGATCGTAAGTAGCGGCTGGGTTATAAAGTGGCAAGTCATTTTCAGGGACGTTTGAACTGACCAGCCGACTATCCGTAATTAAAACGGGAGCAATAATTTGCAATGACATTTAGTTACTCGCTTTTAAAAATCACGTACTGGTGGCATACCTGCACCATTGAATTGCTTCAGCACCTTGGCTGCATCACTGGTATTGATAGCTACTGGCAATAGTGCTGCTTTAACGTCGCTTCTAAGTGCCTGCAGTTCTGCAACAAGATCATTCAAACCAGTCGCTGTTATTGTCTTGCCCGATGCGTCATTGCTAATCAAACCGGCGCTAAGGTTGGAGGTGAAATCCGAAGCGAAAGCAGCACCGTAATTCTTAGCAACCCCCTTATACCGAAGGTAGTCTGTCAGGCTTGAGAACTTGTCAGTACCTAGCAAACTGTCAATCATTTCATTCGTTGCAGCGGCAGCTTGCTTAGTAATATCAGCCTGTGACTCCAGCGCCTTGTAGTACGCATCCAATTGAGGGGCAAGATCGACCAAGGCATTAAACACGCCGTATTCAGATAATGTTGTGGTATCAAGCCCATCGATTAAAGCCCGCAATCCTTCACGCGTCGCAGGTAATACATTACCCAGATCGGTAAAGCGTGTAGTTAGTTGCGCCTGCAGAGTGTCAAGCTTTTCCTGTTGTGAATAAAATAAATCGGTATATGTGGATATAGCCGTAATCCGTTTATTTAGGAAATCCAGGCTATCGGAATTTGCGAACTCATCGATTGCATATTTAACGGATCTGAAGACTGGAGGGAGATCAGCCAGCGACTCGTAAATACTCTTAATCGCAATGACATTATCCAGCGCAGCCGTTCCACCATTGTCTGATCGATTGATAAGCTCGGTGATGTATTCAGGCAGAGTCACCAAACCTTTACGAACCGCTACCAGAAAAGCATTTGCAACTCCATCTCCAGCACCACTCGATTTGAAAGTGACATCAGCATTCATTCCATTTTTGCTGATGGCATTGCCAACAGATAAAAGGTACGTATCGTACTTTTGCTGGTAATTGATACCTAAAACAAAGTCTTTTACCGCCCCGTCAAGCTCCCTAGCATATTGGGCAATCGTGTCACCAATACCATTGCCAGCCCCGGAGGCCACGGTGTTGCTTTTTTTCCCGTCACTATTTGTATAGGCATTTAGCAACGAACTGCCAGCGTCAGACACCGTGGTATTGGCATAATATTTAGGACGAGACACATGGCTTCCGAACATACCACTCACCATAGAGCCGATCGCCCCGCCGATGGCACCACCAATAGGCCCGCCGAAATAAGTGCCAATTGCAACGCCTATCCCTTGCAGTGCCGCCCCCTTGATATCGCCTTTCAGCAAACTGATAACAGCGCCGGCATAGGGCAATGCTTTACCAATGATCACCGAATTTGCACTGACAAGACTTCCCAGCTTGTCAAGACCTACACTACTTAGAGTGCTGCCGAATTTCGCAATGGCGGAAAAATAAGAGGCATTGGCAGACTGGAACCCTTCTGTAATCGCAGAAAATATGCTCTTGCCAGTCCCTATGATGCCCGGCGTGCCATAGCCATTGCCGGATGCACTGGCCGTGCCGGCAGCCCCCATCGAAGTTGCAGCTACACCCGCCTTGATCGGCGAGAAAACAAAGTCCGTGGCGAACTTCAGTACAGTGGTCTGCGCCAGGTTCTTCATGGAAGTGAAGAAATTTTTACCGAAGGTTTCGCCACGCTCGAACCCACGGAATAATGCATTAGTCAGACCGTCGCCCAAGCTGCGCCAGGTGTCGTTGGCAAAATCCTGAATCTTGGTGAGCTGATCGATTTCGACCTGCTTATTTGCCACCTGATCTCGTGCGGATGCCAGGTCGCGCAATGCCTGCGCACGGTCGCGCATGGACTTGATGTTTTCGGCAGATACACCGTTTTGTTCTGCATACACCGCATTCTGTTCAAAGGCGGCAGCGGCCTCCAGCAGGCGTGCGCTTTCCATCTGTTGGGTAGCGACCTTGCCGTACTTGAGGATATTAAGCTGCTCCTCCAGCGACTTCAGCTGATCAAGCTCACTGGTGACCAGGCCGTCGTATGCAAGCGTTGCCTGCATCAATCCATCGGTGTGTGCTTTTTGCGCCTCATTGAGTTGCATCTGGTATTCAACCCAAACACCCACGCGCTCAAAGCGATCCGTTTGCGCACGATTCAGCGAATCCTCGGCGGTCACCCTGGAGATGGCGGCATTCACACCCTCGATTTCAGCCTTGGTCAGGCCCAGGGTGTTTTTAGTCAGGAACTCGCGCAACTCGGCAGCCAGCTTCTGCCCGGCAGAAAGCTTCTCGCCTTCCACGCTTTCGTATTGCATGGCCGTGACGTAATCCCGTGACTTGCTGATCAAGGAATCGTAAGTGTTCGCCAGCGCTTTTGCTGATGCTGCGCTGTTAGATGCTTCCCCGGATGTATAAGCAACGGATGGCTTGCCTGTATTGGGCGAGACATACGGACTCGCCATGTTCTTGTTTTGCTCGATGGCGAGTTTTTGCAACTCCTGCGACATTGCCAGCACCTGGGCACGCTTCTTGTTGAATGCCGATGAGTCCTTGCGGGCAAACGTACCATCACCGGAATCCAGGGAGTTTCGGCCAGCACCGAAGGAATTCATCTGTGCTTCCAGGGCTTCCAGTTCCTTGCCGGCGATCTTGATGTTTTCCGTCAAGATTTCCATGCGGTCTTTGCGCTGCGTTGCCTCGCTACCTAACCAGAACACTTTGGTGTAATTACCAATGCCCTCCAGGATGCCGACGAACAGGCCACCCTCTTTTGTGCCATCAATGAATTTCGAAATGATTTCATTCAGGCCGGGCAGGAAATTATTGCTGATGGACTGGAATGCCTCATCGGTCTTGAGTTTGAGGAACCCCATTTGATCTTGGAACTTGGCGGCCTGGGCGGCAGCTTCAGCAGACACACCAGACATCTTGTCGACGTTTTCTGCCAGGTCATTCAGGTACGGGATATTCTCGGCACCGGCCTTGCCCATGATATCGATGACAAGCGCGGTCTTGCTGGCATCGTCACGGTAGTTTTGCAGGCGCTTGGCGGCCTCGATATAGACATCCGATACATCATGGGTACGATAGAATTCTGAGGTGATACCGAGCGCGCGCAGGGCCGAGGTGGTCTTGTTTGATGCATCATCGACAGCACCCAGGCCTTTCGCCAGTTTACTGATGGAGGAATCGACAGCGCCGAAGTCAGCGCCGAACTGCTTCGCTACCTTCTGCATCTTGGAAAGGTTCTCGACCGACGAGCCTGTTTTCTGCGCCAAGTCATCCAGGTTCGCCAGGTCATCGATTGATCGCGACAATCCCTCCATGATGTTGTTGACGCCCAGGAACGCAGCACCCACACCCACGGCACCCTTTGCCATGTTGCCCAGCGAGTTGGTTGCCTGGTCGAAATTCTTCTGTGCCTTGCGGGCAAACTGCAGGGAAGCTTGGTCGGACTTATCCAGGCCCTTGGTGTACTGAGCGTATTCCAGCGCAAGGCTGACAACAAGCTTTCCAAGAGCTGACATAAATATCCTATTTTTCAGAGGGTGCGTTTAATGCTTTAAGCGCGCTGCGCTCCATCACCTGGACTGCATGGAACAGCTGTTTGCGTTTGCGGGCAGCGATGCCGTTCAGGTTCATGCTGGCTTCGATACGCGGTGATGGGATACCTACGTAATAAAGGCTGGAGAAACCGGCCACTACTTCCCATTGAGTACCCAGACTGCAGAAGAACAACACTGCATCCATGTTTTCCGGCCAGACCTCGAACGCGGGTTCTTTTACTACTTCCGGGCGAGACGCCTGCCTGGCAGCATCAATCACTTCCTGCGGTGCATTCGCCCTTACCAGGCCATCAATGACGTTGTCATCGACTTGTATGTCAGGCTTATCGACAGCGCGCTTACCGGCCCAATGTCGCGCTGCCTCCTCTAGTTTTTTACTGGAGCCTTGAACAAAGATGTCCAGAACTTTTCTGCAGCTGCATGCGCGGCCTGGGGAACAGCCAGGAATCCGTTTAGGGTGGTTTCATCAAAGCCGACTTCAGCACCTGCATCGTCGACCAGACCCTCGAAACCCACGATCACTTTCTTCAGGACTTCAATCTGCCCTTGGGTGCGAAGGACATCCAGCTCATCCGTAGGCGGGCTGATGTACTCAATTTTCAATTCCGATGTTTCGAACTTACCGTCGCCGAGCGGCAGGTGTACCTTGACGGTTTCCTTGAAGGTTCTTTTTTTTGCGAGTTTGAACGCCATGATGTGATCCCAATAAAAAAGGCCCGCATGGGGCGGGCCTGGTTGCGCTTTCAGCTATTCGCTATCGAGCATAGTTAAACTTGTCTGTGCTGAAGGACTACCGGAACGTCACGACCAATTCATCGTTGCCGGTATCAGGCTGCAATGTCAGGTTGTAGTTGGACATGGAGATGCCGTCTGAGTCCGTCAGTGTCGGTTCGGTCAGCTGCACCTTGGGGGCATCGATCTCCACGATCCTGCCGGCGACTGTGCCATGTACAAGTTCCAGTGGGCCAAGCGTGCCCAGGCGCACAATGGCAGTCCAGTCTTTGAAAGCCACCGATTCAGTTTCGAACGATGTCTGGCCGGATGGTGATCGGTCGGTGATCTTGATGCTTTCCGTGGCGATCAGGTTGCGGTAGATCACATTGTTCGCCAAGTCGATAGACAGTGTGTCGGCTTTCACAGCAGCGCCGTGGATAGTCAGTGAAGGTGTATTGACTTTATTGATACCGAGCGGTGCTGTAAAGCCGCTGTAATCCACACCAGAAGGCAATGCGGCATCCGCAGGATTGCTGAAGGAACCGGTGAAGGTGTAGGTCATCTTCGGTATACCACCCGCACCAACCGAGAATGACACCGTGCCCTTGGAATTCAGCATCTTGAACAATAGGCCGTCCAGGTACATATACAAGGTCGCCATCTCATCGCCAATGGTGACGGGGTGGTAAGCCACACTGGTGGATGCCACGATTGTTTCCGCCATCGCGCATGACCGCAGCAACGGGCCAAACTTTGGAGGCGTACCGGCAACACCAGAACTCGCCAGTTCGACATCGAAGCTGACAGTGGAATACGCCGAAATTTGCACCTTGCCGGAATTTCCGAAGTAAGGCTGCAGGTTTTCGCGGTCGGCAAATTGCGCCTGGATCGCGTTGATGGTGAAATTACCGGCCAGGATTGCATTGGCACCGGCAGTGGGGATCGGGTCAGTATCAATCGTCGGCTGGATTTTAAACAGCAGCAACAGATTACGGCTTAATTTGGACATCGCTCAATTCCTTTCAGGCATAAAAAAAGCCGCATAAGCGGCCTGGGGTCGGGGCTTGCTGCTGTTATTCTTCAGCGGGAGCGAGGGTGCGTGTCTTAGTGATCGGGTCGAAAATGTACGAACCGCCCTTCCCTGCAAATTCGTCAGTCTTCATCGCATTCACCAGGTCGGCTTTGACTTCCGCTGCCTGCTTGTCCTGGGCTTCTTTATCGATAGTGCCCGCGTCTTTCAGTGAATCAGGCAAGGGTGCTGTAAGGTTGCTGGATGACTGGCCGGAATTCTTCATGGTGGATCTCCTTAATATCGCGGTAAGCGGATTGTGTGTGTTACAAAAAAACCATAGACGCTGGCGTCGCCCTCATACGTGGCATCACCACTTTCACCGTCATCCAGGTAACCTTCAATTGCCATGACAGCGGCATCAATGGCAAGCTGCAGCGTTTCCATTTCGGTGATCGTTTTGGCAAAGACGGTAATGATCACCGTGTGCTGATCGTACCCGCCACCCAGCACCCAGTTCTTTTCCGAAACGGTATCGACTTCAAAGACACTGGCCGGCCATTGCGGATCGGGCGGCAATTCAACCGCCCAGGAATTCTCAAGTACGGAAGTGAGTGCAGCGGTCAACGTGTCCTTGATGCTCATTTGCCCGCCTTCTCTAAATCTTTCAACAACACTTTGCTCATGGCTTCGATGGCCGATTCGCGTTTATTAACCAGCGCCGGGCCAATGTATGGCTTGGCAGGGACAAATCCCGTAGGGCTTCGCCTACGTACTGTTAATGAACTATTCCTGAATACCCTGGTGCGGAGTTTAATTTTTCCATTCCGCAGCCGGGTGCTGTAAGTCGTTTTACCGCCGCCGGCCTGACTGGAATTACGGGCGACGATGCGATGACCGAATTCCAGGAATGACCAGTAATACGGATTGTCTCGATAGAACACCTTAACCCGGCCATTCCTGCCGACGCCAAGCTGCTTATATTTTTTCCCTAAGTCCTTACCGTGCCGCACACCCAGGTTGTATTGCACAGTGCCTTGCGGCACGTTGCGCTCGCGCTTGATGGCGATGTTCTTGATCAGCGCCCCGGTCTTTCTCAACCCCTGGGCTTCAGCCAGCCGTCTTGCCTCTTTGCGCAGCACGCCGCCGCCTGAAGCCACCATACGGGCGGCGGTCTTTTTTTCCATCTCCTGGCCCAGCGACTTAAAGGATTTGGTTAAATCACTCAGGCCGAGTATTTGATTAGCGGCCATCGTTGCTGCCGGTATCGCAGGTGAGGATCAGCATCCGATTTTCTTCATTGAAGTTATTCAGGTGCTTGATGTTGAAAAATTTACCTTTGTACACAATGCGGCATTGCTCGGTAACGTCTGCCCGATACCGCATGGTGAATTCAGACCGGGCTTCTTTTGTATCCCCGCCACTGGAAGTGATCGCCCTTTCGTTCCCGGAAAGGTTTTTTATCCCTGCCCATACCGGCATACCTGGTAGGGCCGTCCATGCATCCACCATGCCGCCCTTGCTGTCCTTACCAACCTCCAGAGATTCAACAGTGATTCGCTTGTTCAAAGTCCCCGCACCAGGTATAGCCATCAAAACCTCCTAATGCGATACCTGTTCAGCAGCGCTGACATAAAGTTATCCGGCAACTCCTGGATGATCGTGCCGATGATTACGCCCTCACGTACCTGGAACCAGGTGGCGATTACCATCAGAATCCACTGCTTGATACTGAGCGGCACGCTTTCCACATCTGCGTAGCCGGCACGGTATTGAATCTTGACGGCATTCGGCGTTTGCCTGGCGATAGGCCAAAGCCGACCGAAATTTGTAACAGCCCAATGCCGCACGCCGTAGTTGTCCAGACTGTAGTCGATCGGGTCAAGCGTCTGTTCCACTCCAGCAGTATCGATATATTTAATGCTGATGATTTCCAGCACCGGGGCTTGCATAAGATCGATATCACCCCCAGGGAAACATGGCAGCGCGAGTTCCCATACTTGCGGAAGCAAGAGGCGGTTGAGTTCACCTTCAGCGAGGTCAGTAGCCGCGCCGATCTTCTCTTCGATCACTGCATCACTTTCATTGCCGTCGACATTCAAATGAACCTTGGCTTGCCGCAAGGTGACAGGGAATAGCGTCGGCGCGGTAATTAGCTTTAATCCCATATGCAACCTTTAGGCAATAAAAAACCCGCCGAAGCGGGTTTGTAAATTCAATTAAATCAAGATGGTGACCAACACGAACTAGAGACTGGGCATTCGTAATCTTTTAAATTTGGTACCTCACCAAGCATATGTTGTGCAAATTCTTCGCCCATTGGTTGATTACTGAAGAATCTACGCAGACCAAAAGCACATGCATCTGCTACTTGAAGAACAGGGTCACCCGACTTGTTTTCAAAATTGATTGCAGTATCAATTCTGGATATCTTAAATTCAAAAGGTTCGGGTTGAATGCTTTCACTTACTTGCTTTTGTGTAGGTTCTTGATGTTGTGCTTCAAAGACTAATGTACTATTTTTGAGAAATAGTCCCGCTTTCAAAAGAATTTTTTTTACGTCGGGCACGTCCTCTGCAATCACTCGACCGAAAATATTCGGTCCTTCGTGAATCAGTCGCGCATCCGCTTTGACAATACAATCCATAAACGGAAGTAAATGATCATACTGAGCCAGTGAAACTTTTATTGATTTAAGTAAATTTTCTAATTCCTCCGGAAAAACCCCTGGCGCGGTACGTCGTCTCATACCCATGCATAGCGGCAAGCCAAACATTCGCGGCAAGAACATCATTGTTAAAAGCAGATTTTTCCTAGCCTCAACTGTCCAACCTTCACGATATTTTGTGCCAAAAACATCGTATGCATGAAAAATGAAATTCTCTCGATACCTTTCGGGCACGAATTGATCAAATGCACGTGCAATAATCACTTTCAAAAAAGAATGTTGCTCACCTTCATCTACCATCACCCCAGCTACGATAGTGACCACCTCGTGCGGGCTACCGCTCGTTCCAGCTTCATCGATGAATATTAGTTTCATTCGCCTATATTACTGACAAGCTGATGTAATGCGCAATGTCTCCTAAAGGCACTTCATACTAAGTTGTTAGGCAGAAGCCAACGCCAAGATGATAGGTGCGAATATATCGGCAAGTCTTGACGCTCCCACCACGTTGGCGTGGTTCAAACCGCTTTGCATGTATATTGGATTAACAGCGCCACCAGTTCCACTAAGAGATAACGCGCTATTTGCGTCGAGGATCGTAATATTATTCCCCGTTGCAAATGCTTTGATTCTAGCGTTCAGCGCCATAATTCCAGCGCTACTTCCCCAAATCAACATAACAACGTGTTTTATGCCATTTGCTCTACACCAAGCGTTGTCCCTTAATACAGCCTGGAACTGCAAGTCTTGCTGCGCTTGTGTTGTAAGAAAACTATTCACCGAAGCGCTATTGCTAATAAGAATATCGGGTTTATTCAACGCTTGCTGAAGTTGTAGCTTATAGGATGTGACTTCTCGCTCTTCACCTCCTACAGCCCACATGGCGACTCTAAGAGGTGAGGATGCCGTTCTAAAGTTGCTGATCATGCGATTAACCCATGAGGCGTTTTGATTAGTGTCGCCACCTCCACCGTCTCCGCCCCCTGCATCATAGGAGTCGCCAATCGCTGCAATCATGCAAGTCTTGCCTGCGGTGAAAATATCCACACTGGAGCATGGCAGAGACTTAGCGGTTGACTGATCAACACTCACACCGATATTCGCCACACCTGTAACCTGGTCAGTACCGGCTTGGCCGCTGGCTGCGAATAAGCCAGTGCCATTGAGAGGAAGATTTGAAGGTGTGATACTCTGGACGTAAAGAGTTTGAACGCTGTAAGTTCTTAGGTAAATCAGTATGTCACTGCCGAATGTTGCCGGGTCATCAGAACGAGCTACCGATTGAATGGGAATAATATCAGACACGACAAGGGAAGGGCTAACTTTAGCCGTTCCAGTAACAGCATTCGGGCTTGTATAAGACCCAGCCGCAGGGAGCGTAACCGTGTTTGCCCCATTTAAAGAAGTCACAGCGCCAGTGGCCCCGTCAATCATCTTATCAAAAGTTATGCGGGTCATAGTCAACCCGTTGCCATTTTGGTTCAGAACAGGTGTAGGCGCACATTTTGCGATCAAAGTAAGAGGGTTCGCAATATCAAAATTCTCGAAGACAAAACGAACGCCACCGTATGGGCCTGAAACCGGAATTACGCCAGCGATAGTATTCCCCGACGTAAAGAATGCATTAGCTACGCTATATTTGAGACTTGCGATGCCGTTTGATTTTCCTGTTGTTCCACTCCCACTACCCTGTGCAACAATAGCTGTGCCATTCCAGCCATAAATTGCGCCACCATCAAGCTGATACTGCAGCGTTTTATCTACAGGAACGCCAGCGGACTGTAGAGTCGCCAGTTCGGCAGCAGTGACCTGCATCGGTGAGAAGAAGTTACGGGTACCATCAGCTGCTTCGATACCGATGATCTGCCTAGTGACGTTGTCAATAATCCAGAATTCGCTTGATGGACCAGGCCGTGCGGTTTTATAGGTGCTCATGTTCTACCCTTTGATTGATTCAGGTCACAAACAAAAAAGGCCCGGAGAAACCGAGCATTTTTAATTTGGGTGCTTGAATTTATTTAAGCTCTGAAAGCTCAGTTTTGAGTTTATCCATTTCCGCTTGAATCGCTGGTTTATCAGCATCCGCAGCTGACTTCAATTTTTTGCCTAATGCAGACAATTCGCCCTGAATTACTTTCTTGCGGGCAACACCTCCTGCAGACAATTCAGGTTTCACTGGCTTTTCTTTCACCGGCTCAGCCCAGCCTTCGTCTTCAGCAACTTCTGCTAGTTCATCACTCAACTCTACCTCTTCGCCTTCTGTGTACTCGATCACAGTAAAGCCATCAGGTGAGCCTTTAAAACTTACAAGAATTTTATGCATGCTTTAAAACGACGGCGTTATTGGCGCCGGCGTTTGCCTTTCTCAATGGATTAGGTGAAAGCCTACAGGGTAGGCGTCGGCGCGTTGTACGCACCGCCTCGTACCCCTACCACAGCCAGGAAAGCAGCTGATGCGTTATTCGCAGGCGTGATCGTCAGGCGGACGTAGCGCTTGTGGCCTTTGTAGCCGATTTTCTTGATGGTATCGTCGGCTGCGAATGTGAAGCCAGCTTGCAACTCAGTGCCAAGCAGGTATTTGTCATCAACTGCCACGGCATCGGAGAGGTTAGATACATCGCCATCTTCAACCAGGACAACGAAAGTCGCATCTGCATCGGCCAGGGAGCCAAGCAGAATAAGGAATTCAAGTGCTTTAAAGCCGGCCATATCAACGATCTGGCCAACCTGCGCGGTGTTATCAGCCACACTTACCGGACTAATTACACGCACAGGTGAGATACGAGTGTGTAAATCTTTCATGATTCAATGCTCCTAATAGAAAACAGGCCGACGAGGCGGCCTGTTATATAAGCGAAAGTCCTGCGGATTGTGGGTTAGTTGACTGAGAACTTCATCAGCTTGATGGCTTCGAAATTCTTTACACCGCCGCCAACACGCTTGCGCATGTTGAATTTAGTGGTGCCCTTGTTGGTAATGTTGTCACGGATCAGCGTGATGCCCTTGCGGTCCACGATGCGGTATGCACGCTTGAAGTTACCGTATGCAATGGAATAGCTGTTTGCAGCGATGTCAGGCATGTTGTCGTCGATCACAACAGGGGCGCCTAACACGTAGCCACCGAACTTGCCGGTTGGATCAGGATTGAACAGATAGAAGCTACCGCTGCCATCCTTGATCTGGCGCATCATGCCCAGCGTTGTTTCATTCATCAAAAGCACAGCACCATTGCGGTACGCCGCTTTAAGCGAGTGCAGCAAATTGATGATGGCATCGCCAGGGTTTGAGGCTCCAAATGCGCCAGCGGCGCCGGAAGCGATGTAGCCAATGCTGCCCCATGCGTAAGCAGAGTTTGCAACCACTGGATATGTCAAGAAGCCCTTTGGCTTCTTGACGCCATTGCCTGAAACGAAGGCCACGCCTTCAGCTTCACCGAAGCCGATACCGGCTTCGTCAGTCAGATCCGCTTCAACATCAAAGTCGGCATCTTCCATGGCGGTGTTGTATACCCAAGGTTCGATTTCCAGCTCTTCTGCAGTGATCTCGATCTTGGCGTATTTAGGATTTGTAGTTTCACCACCCTCTTCACCTTCACCCACCCAACGACCGGCTGTGCCGGAAATCTTGACGCGCATTTCAATGCTAGACTTGCCAATGGTACGCACATCAGCCAGTTCACGCACTGTGGAGACCACAGAAGCAACGCGATCGATGTTGCTATCCATTTCAGCATGAATGAAATAACCGCCATCCACATCAGAACCAGCTTGGAATACCTTCTTTTCCAACTCTTCCAGGCCGTCTTTATCGCCTTTGCGAACAAAACGTTGGAAAGCAGTTTTGTATTCAGCCTGTTCAGGTGTCAATTCACCCACTGCAGCAGCAATAGGACGCGCTGTTTTTTTGGTTAAGGTAGTGATATCTGCCTGCAGCTGGGTAAGCTCGTCATTCAACCGGGTAACTTCGGCAGTCACTGCCGGATCAACTGGAGATTTTTCTTCCAGTGCTTTCAAGCGTGCATCATTCGCAGTCTTGAACTCCATGAATGTTTCGCCCTGCTTTTTCAGCAACTCTTGAAGTGAGCCAAAATCGGTCTCACCGATAAAACCTCCTGCCATACCAAGACCCGCGATAACATGAGGGTCAACCAGTGGGTGGCCACACAAGGTAAAGATCGCCATGACACTGAGTAAAGCTACCAGGCCGATGGTGAAGTTGCTGCGAAAACTACGATATTTGTTCATTTCGTGCTCCTGTTAATAAATGTGGGTTCTGACGCTTGACTCAAGCCGTCAGCATTGCTGTGTTGCTTTTGATCAATGCTTCTAAGGCGCCCAGATCATCTTCCCGATGAGCAATGGACTTGAAACCACCGGCCACGATGGCCTTGGCTTCCTGCTGCGAAAAGCCCACATCCCGTAAGGCTCGTTCTGCATCTCGTATTTGCAAACCGCCGCTTTTGACGGATTGCACGCGGGCTTTTGGATTCGCTGGGAACGTCACCAGGGAAATTTCCATCAGCTCGACTTTTTTCAATAGGCGGCGCGGCTCATCTGGCTTGGTGCCGAGTGTGAATTCTTTGGGAATGTAGCCAATAGACATGCCAGTTATGGCTGGCCGAGGCGACATCTTCATCAGGGCATAAGCTTCACGGCCACGCACGGTATCAGCCAGGGCACCTTCCAGCTTGAGGCCGATATCGTCCTCTTCCATAGAAGTCCAAATGCCAACTGGCGTCATGTCATCGGCACCCATGCCCCAGCCGCCGTGCTGCATCAGCATGGCCGGCCAGTTATTGGCTTTCTTGGCATCGCGTAGCGTGTCTTTGAATGCACCCTTCTGGATCACATCGCCATAAGAATCGACATTGCCAAACACTGCACCATAACCAGAGAAGGTCATTGCGGTGGATTCAGTGGTGTCCAACAGCTTGAATTCAACTGCCTCGATATCCATGTGCTGGAAGTGCTCGGTGCTGTCCTTTTGCTCGATCAGGTGAGCCATGGCCGGCATTGCGTTGAGCTTAGACAATTTCATCTTCTTCCCCTTTTGGTTTTTCAGTAGGTGCGGTGCCGTAATTGGCCTTGCCGATTTTGGAGTACTCACCACCCATAGGATTCATTTCTTCAAATTCACGGACTTCATCAACCGTCATATACGGTTGCGTACCCCCGGCCCCTAGTGCCTTGGCGTAAAACTCTGCGCGCGCCGCAGAGGCACCTCGCAGTAGCGCTTGAACTGTAAATTTTGTGTAATAGCCTAGTTTTCGTTCTGCAGCGGTAAGTAAATTCACAGTTGCAGATTGTTCTATCCTGGAATACCAAGGCATAAGGGTATGCACTACATGGGCTAAAAACATCTGTTCCGAACTGGCATATGTGGCAGCCTTGTCGGACTGCATGACCATGATTGGCAATACACGGAAAAATCTGCAAACTTCTTCCACCTGGAATCGCCGTTGCTCCAAGTGTTGGGAGTCCACTCCCGTCATCGCCATAGGCGACCAGGTAAGACCACCGAACATAACAGCGGTCTTATAAGCGTTTTCCGTTCCTTCCTGCGTTTCAACCCAGCTGCTTTTTAAAAGTTTGAGTTGTTCGGCGTCCAGCGTCTTTTCTGTAGAGAGAACACCGCCTACCTTTGCTCCATTACTAAACATGCGGCTGCCGTGTTCTTCAGTAGCCAAGGCAAGGCCGATGGCTTCGCGGGCCAGTTTGATGCCTTCAAGGCCGTTGAAGCCGTCCCAGGAGATGCCTTTTACGTGCCACATATCTTCAGCGGGTACTTTTAGAATGACGCCCTTGGTGGTTAACACCTCATAGCTAACTTCCCAGCCGTCTCGCACCAGGCGCACCATATCAGGTTCATAAGGCAACAACTCCAAAATTTCACCACGGAGGCCTCGCACTTTGTAAGCGTAGAATCTGCCTTTGAAAGCCAGGTGCAAACCCATCTGTTCCCGAAACTCAAAGGATGTCTGAAAATCATTGGGCTTAAGCGAGATCAGTTCAGAAATCGCATGATCTCCTGCAACGTCCATACCGCCTGCGGCCCGGGTTTTATATAACTTAAATGGAACCTGGGCTAAACCTTCAGCAATCACCCTGGCGCAACAAATGGCGACAGAAGCCTGCAACGCAGTTTTAGTCGTTATCGCTACGCCACTTTTAGTACTGGCTCGAGATAACAATTCTTTGTACAAGTCCGCAGTGGTGACTGCGTTTTTTCTACCCCAACTGAATGACAATTTTGGAATTTTGAATTGCATGCGTTGGTAACTCCTAGCGGCTAAAAGCTGACAATGCCAACTCCGCCTTCATCTTCTTCACGGAACAGTAGCGCACGGCCTGCCGAAAGCAACATGGCTACCGGGCCATCGATTTTATTTTCTGGCTTTTCTTTTGTCGGATGCTTCAGGTTAGAGAACTTGCTGATGCGCATAACCACGTTGCTCATCATCCATTCGGTAACCGGGTTGCCGTCATGCTCAAGATTTTTCTCCAGCACCAAGTTGTCGATTTCAATGATCGGCAAGGTAAAGTGCGCGCTGGTTTGGCTGATCTCCACCATTGGCAGGCCAGCGTCGATACATTTGTTAGCGAAGTACGCAGAAAATTTTGGATCGTAAGGAATTTCTTTAACCAGGAATCGGCTATTGAAATCCAGCAAGTCCGCCTTGATAACATCAAAGTCTGTGGCATTGCCTGGATTTAATTTAATATCCCCGGTGCGGCCCCACTTGGCCAGATTCAATGCGCCTTTTTTCTTTTTGGAACCGTCACTTTTTGTCCCGTCTTCATGAAAGTAATACCTGAAGAACACATATACTTTACCGCCGCGCTGGAAAATCAAGCAGAGCGCAGCAATGTCATTCTTTTCCGCAAGGTCAATACCGATGAAGCACTCCTCGCCATCGAAGTCTTCAAGCTTTAAATCACGGTTACCGCATTCCCGCCACACTGTGACCGGTATCCACTTCTCGCCCCCGGTTAACCAGATGTTGAGCCGCTTGGTTTTGAAGTTTGGCTGCCGGCTTTCCTGCCGGATTGCACCTTCGCACGCGGCGCGCAGGTTGTTTTCGTATACTGAAATTCCAAGGTTCGGATTGGCTTTCTGCCACTCTAGTGGATCTGTCCATTTTTCCGGGTCATCGACCGTATAGATGATGGCGAGAAACTCATCGTCTTCAATCACACCCTCCAGCACCTGCTCGGCATAGAGGTGTTGATCGTACCCAAAGCTGCTTAAATCAAACCCGGCTGTCGTGATCTGATAGATCATCGGCTGCAGCCTGGCACCCAGGCCCGATTCGATGACGTCATACATCTCGCGGCTGGGGTGTGCATGCACCTCATCCAGCAATGCGCCGTGCGGGTTCAACCCGTCTACGCTCTTGGAGTCGCGTCCCAGCGGCACGAACTTATCGGCGCGGCCTGGCTTGCGGTTGTACAACTCATTATTGCGGACTGCAATATGCCGTGACAAATGCGGCGATGACTCCACCATCCGCAATGCTTCCGAGTGCGTAATCTTGGCCTGATCAAGTTTGGTGGCAGCGGTATAAACTTCTGCGCCGCCCTCGCCGTCAAAGATAAACAGGTACAGGCCAATGCCGGCAACTTTGGTGCTTTTCCCGTTTTTACGCGGGACTTCTTCCCACACTTCACGGAATCGCCTGGTGCCGTCGTCGCGCATCCAGCCGAATTGCTGCGCCAGCCAGAACATTTGCCACGGCGCTAGCTCAAAAGTTTTACCTGCCCATTCACCTTTGGAGTGGCGAAGGAACAGGAAAGCCTCCAGGGCGTGCTGGGCATGCCCTGGAGAAAACCACAATCCCCGTTCATGTCCGTTTTCCAAGTCGCGGTAATGCCGCTCGACACCGAGTCGCGTCCACTTACAAACGGGTATTGCGCCAGCAATAACGTCGCGGCCATAGGCGTCGAAGTCGAAAGACCCGACCTCAACTTGCACGGCGGTCATTTTGCTGGGTTAGCGCCAGGGAATTTAAGCAGCCTTCCGCGCTTCTGGTGCGCCTCAACGGGGTCATCGAACAGTCCGCCCTGCAGTGGCGCAGCCTGATCTCCGACGATTTTATGGAAACTTGGAATAGTCAGCGCGGCTTCTGGCAGCCACTTGAGCAATTCGCCTTTAAGGTTACGGGCAGCAAAATACAACTGGTGCGGCTGGTCATAGCCATTCGGGGTTTTGACGAAGTAATTTCCGTTGTTTTCTTTCATGTGCGCTTCCAGCAGGGTCTCCGTTTGCACCCAGCGCTGGAAAGTTTTAACAATGATCAGTAACACAAAGCCGTCAGTCTTGTGGATCAGGCCGTATTCGAGCAACGCTGCTGTTATGTAATCCCAGAACTTCTTATCCTTGGCAGAAAGCTTTTCAGGCGGCGCAGGTATCGCAGACACGAATTGGCTGGAAGAGGTGCTTGGACTTTGTACGGCGCTGCTATCGACTGCGACCAATTCAGTATTCTGGTTCATAGAATCTGTCCTAAAGAAAGCCAACCTTGCGGATTTTGACCCCCCCCCACTTCAAATTTCACACTCGCACGATGTAACACTAAGCATACGGTCTAGAGCGAAAAAGCCCCAGACTTTGAGCCACCCCCTACCCTAGGTAAGGTTTTTGAAATTTTGAATTTCCGTAACCGCCGTCTTCGCGTGCGGTCTTCTCGCTATGGCAGGACTTGCACAATCCCTGCCAATTATCATGATTCCAGAACAACGATTGATCGCCACCATGCGGAATGATGTGGTCAACCTCGGTCGCAGCCGTCAGCCTCGGCGGGTCTTTCTTTTCGCATCCAGCACACAGCGGGTGCGACATCAAGTAACCGGCACGTGCCTTCTGCCAAGCGTATCCATAACCGCGCTTGGTCGATGACTCACGTGGTGCGGTCACCTGCTTTACCTGGTGCTTTGGGCATCGACCAGAGCCATCACTTACCAAGGCGCGACAACCGCTAGCCCGACATGGTGAAGCGGCGCGCATCATGAATAGATAATCCCGTCTATGCTACAGGCAACAAAAAACCCGCCGAGCGATGCAGGGCGGGTTGCTTTGGACGGACTGATTAACAGCCTAGCGAATTTATACACGTTTAGTCCAAATGCTGTCAAGCGTATTCTGCAACTTTAATTTCGTTTAGTGCGGACGTCCGCACTGTGTATGGCGTCACAGGTATGCCGGCAGCCAGGTCGTTGAGGAAACCGAGGATGTCTTTCATTGCCAGTTCCAAGCGGTTGTAGTAAGTATTCTTATGCACGTCCATCGCCGTGGCCTTCTGCTTAATCGTCATGAAACGGAATCGCTTGTCGGTTTCATAGCAGGCTTCGATGGCTTCACGCCTTTCCGGTATCAGGGCACACACACACTGATCGACCTCGTAACATGCCGAGTCCATGTCTGGCGTCCAGAAGCCACCCGATATCTCACGAACGAAAGCGGACTTGCGCGGCATGCCCAGCCCGCCATCCTCGCGCCTGGCCTTCTGCGCTGCCCACAATGCCAGCCTGCTTTCAACGTATGTTTGAAACATGTATCACCCCTTCAATTTAAAAAACTTGCATCTACTGCCTATGTGCGGAATGCCCTTCTGATCGGTCTTTCTCGGTTCGCTGCATCCGACACGGCTGCCGACCGGCACGCTACTGTCGCAGGCCCGGCAGCCGAGTTCCTTCAATTCTTTATTGGCTACATACGTTTCCGGGTCTTGATATGCATCACGCGGGAGTGCGGTACTTTTCATGCCAGAGACTGCCTTTCCTGCTTGCGGCTTTCTCTATAAGCTGCATGTTTTCCACACGGGACACAGTTCTCGTCACCGCAATACCCACAATTTCCCCCTCGCGGGTTATCTGCTAGACCAAATTCAATTACATCCCCCTCCAAGGTTGCTGCTTCCGTCATTGCCAAGTGACATTCGTTATGCATGCGCATAGTAGAGGCATCACCACTATAGAAAGCGCGGTATCTGGTATAGCTTTCCCCAACGTTAACAAGCTGCCCACACCAGAAACAAAGATGTGTTTTCCTGGCTGATTGAATCAATTCGGGTTTAGTAAATGCCCAACTCATAATGGTTTCACCTTGTGCTTTGCATAAAACTGTTTCATTTTCTCGGGATCGGGATTCGTCACCAGGTCTTTGCCCTTGATCACCTTGAACTGGCTTTCCTCGGTATGGTTGCGTGTCTTGAGTTCCCGACCGCCTTCAGCCACGTAGTCAATCCGCACCGCACCGAACACCTCAGTGAAGGCATCAATGATCTTGGCGTTTTCGGGGAAGTCCTGCCGGGTCTGTTCACGCTTATTCATTGCCCGCCTCTTTTATGGATGGTGCGACGTGGCCGGACGCTGGAAACCCGCGCCGTTGCTTATTGCGTCCTACTGTCCTATCTGTCCTACTTAAAAAAAATACACATGACGCGCGCGTACACGTATGGGAAGACTGGTAGGACGGGTGCGACGGTAGGACGGAGCCAATAACCGTGCGGCTTTCCAGCGTCCGGCCTCCGTCCGGCCTTGCGTTTGGTAGGACGGAATCAATACAGAGAGCCATCAAAATAGAATCTCCTCTCCATCATCCATCTCCTTGCCGGCATCCTGGCCCGGTTCATAATTAACCGACAGCCAGTTCTTGGGCGGGAAATACACGTATATGCGAGTGCCCGACCTCTCTGGCCGCTTCTTCACCCAGCCCAGGCGCGACGTCATGATCGTGCCGACTCGCATCTGTTCAGCCTTGCTCCACTTGCTGGAATCAAGCCCCAGGGCGTTGCCCATCAGCTTCTCCATCGTCACTTCGATGGCCGGGTTATCCCGCAGCCAGCGTTCAATCTTTTCCTCATACGCATCGCCGATGTAGCGCTTGGCCTGTTCCTCTTTGAACAACGCCTTTTCGTCATCGTCTTCAGCCCACCAACGGTGCCCGTCTTTATAGAGCGCTACCGCTTCGGCCCATAATTGGTCACGGTCGGCCTTTAGTTCTTCAAGGGAAAATTCATCGCACCACACGGGCAGGTAGCGCCGGTTGTCGGTCTCATCTCGCATGTACTGCCGATGATTGACCGAACCCGCGAACACGCACTGGCGTAACACCGAAATGACACGTCGGCCATAAGCGGCCCGGTATCGGTCTTTGGTAGAGGAGAAAAACGCTTTGGAAGTGGAAGACTCCGACCTGTTCAAGCTGTCCAGTTCGGCCAGTTCGACAATCCATATGCCGCGCATGGCCTGGTAGGCATCCGTCGAGCCTATCTTGATCGGCGTATCCATGAACCAGTCATCACCGCACAGCACCTTGAGCGCCGTGGATTTTTTCTTGCCCTGTTCGCCTTCCAGAATCAGCACGCAATCAGCTTTGCAGCCCGGCCAGTAGGTTCTGGCGACCGCAGAGATCATCCAATAGATGCCGACCAGTTCCAGGTACTTATCCGGCGCTTCGGCACTCGCCCCGAAATACTTTCGCAACATGGTTGCCAGCCGGGGCGTTTTATCCCAGGTCAGGTTATCCAGGTAATCACGCACTGGCGAATAGCTATGCTCATCCGCCACCGCATTGACCACTTCGTACATATTCTTGACTGAAGCATGCAGCCCGTATTTACGAGAGCACCAGATCGATAAGCGCGTGTCGTCGGTATCACGCCATTGGCCGAGACCACCCGAGATCGGCGGCTGCTTCACCTTGTCCACCTCGCCCGACATTTCATTCAGGCGCAACACGCCTTGCCATTCCGCGTCGTTCTGGAGGATGCATTCAATATTCGCCGGCAGTGCCATCGGGTTGCCTTTTTCGCTCTTGATGAGCATGGCGTCTACGTCCAGCTTGTCGAACACCTCCTGGGCAGCGTCTTTTTTGGCGCTCATGAAGCCACCGCGCTTTCGAATAGCTTGCGCACAAAATCATCGTGAGTATCGGGATCTGCGTAGATGCCCTGTCGCCGGATCATCATCATCCGCTGGGCTTCTTTAATGGCTGGCGCAAGCCCGTCGAGGGGTACTGAGACGCCTGTGGTTACTGCGTTATCGAATTCAGCATTGGCGCTTTCGAAGTACTTCACCTCGTGGGCGATATCCTCATTGAACACGCACCACACCTGGCTGGCCTTGCCATGCTCAAAGCAGGCGGCCAACACTTCCTGCAGGCGCTTATCGGTGGTTTCTTCAGAGGGACAGACCAGCACATCCAGCCCGGCCATGAACATGATGTTGCCGCCAGTGATCGGCATGTCATCCAGGATCACGCAACGCTGTACGCGCTCGTTATTGGGGAACAGCTGCCCGGCCTTCCAGCCGGTGCCGACTATCAATAGACCGACTTTTTCACCTGCTTTACGCTTGTTGTAGATGTCACGCCCGTATGGAACAAAGCGGGCCATTAATCCGGCTCCCTGCGATACAGGCCTAGCATCCGGTCGAATGCGGTAGAAAAGGCAGCCACCATCCTAGCTACCACTTTGTCGCAGCATTCTTTGACGAATTTCGACACCAAAAACCTTATTCGGAGGCGGTCGGCCCGGTTGCATGCCCGCTGCCTGGCAAGCCTGCGACGTCTATTCTTCATCGATCAGGCTTTCAATCCGGCCCAGCAGTGTCATGGCAGCTGACTGTAATTTATGCCAGGCTGCTTTCATCTGGAGGTATTCTGGCCGGGTTATTTTTCTGTCGGCCAGGCTTACGTGGAATAGCTTGCTGAATTCACCAAATACACTCATGACCTCGGTGTAGGTTTCAAGCAATTCCATATCGTTGACGTGTTCCAGGTCTTCCACATAGACCAGCACAGCACCGACCATCGCAGCAAACCCATGCACCACTCGATGATCGCCAGTGAAGTGGATCATCTTGATAAGCTCCTCCACCGTCGTCCAATGACTATGCACATCGGGGTCTACTTTCTTCGAAAGTACGTTCGGCGACATTTTGTAATGGGGGGTGCAGTACCTGGTAGCCAGCGCCGGCACACCGCCTGGGTATCCGTGGGCGGTGTCATACACCAAATCGGGGATATTAAACACGGCTATTCCTGACATAAAAAGCCGTATTTATTGTATTTAATCAAATACATAATTGTTTCGTCTCTTCGAAATATTCAAGGTTTCTTATTATGTTTGATGCGGTAAATCTATCTGGAGATGGCCTTCAATTCGTGCTGCGGTGCGGGCACTGCAATCACGAAAAGCGCGAGGCCGTCAATCCAGCACTAAACCCGCGCCCTTTTAGCTTTATCAGCCATTGCAGCGGCTGCGGGTATAGCGTTAATCCTGACTTCACATTCATCACTGGCGTACACGCCAGCTTTCAACGTGCCCTTCTCTTAACCAAAAAAAAGCCACCCACGTCGGGGAGGATCGTGGGTGGCACAGAGGTAGGAGACGAAGCAACCGGTTCACCGGAATATTCAGCAAATAACAAAAACATCCGTGCTGACGCGGAATTCAAGCTGCAACCTGACTCATGGAATCTTGCTCTGAAAAATATTCAGGAAATTTGAGTTTTAAAACGTGACGCCACCCTCTTGGGATACCCCGTCTTCGCCATCCAGATACAACTTCCGGCAAAGTAGGTGCACAAATTTCTGCAACAACACGGTTGCCCCCAATGGCATCAATAATTTCAGAATCGGTTTTCATGCGACGAACATTAGCAAACGCTAATTATTAAGTCAATAGCATTTGTCAATTTCGCAAATGCTAATTATGGAGGATTATTTACGGATGAAGATTCAAGAGACCAGAATCCTTAAACTTCAGGAATTTGTGAAGAAGGTCGGCAGTGCCGCAGAAATACAGCGTCAATATGGCGTAGATGCTTCTTATCTGTCGCAAATACTGAATAAGCATCGGCCATTTGGTGAAAAATCCGCTCGAAAAATTGAACTAGCCTGCAAATTGGCACCGTTTTATTTCGATGAGCAAGAGCAACTTATGGCTAAGCAAGACACCCCGGAATACGAAGTGATTATGATTATGGAACAAATGTCGGACACCCAGAAACAACAAATGGTGATGATCGGCAAAACATTAGCTGGCGAACCACTCAAAAAGTAGAGGTATACATGAACTTTGCAGATCAACCGTTGAATCCACCCCCGCCGGCTAGACGGGAGCAGGTTCCAGTTAAAGATTCACCAGGAAAAAATCCGAGGGGTTAAAGATGGGTGGAGATGAAAAACTTCCAGAGCAAGAACCGATGCGAAAAAACGACGACCCTAAGCAAAAGCGGTGATTGCCCAAGCAATTGTGTAGGAAACTATACTGACAATTGGCGTTGCGCATGAATATCGCTGAATGCTATTTAAAATAAGCGATCGGTCGAAAACAATTGCCGCTGCTTGATCAATGCTGTCTTGAATTCGCAATATATCGGCCAATTTCAAATCATCAAAACTCAGGTCTTTTCTAGATAATAGATTTTTTGGGCTATTGTAGACCGAGGGGAAATCTTTAGTATTTTTAACCCTTATCAATAATGCTGCACCCAACGCAAATAACCAAATAGCAGTAACTAAAGCAGCAGCCAATAAAGCTTTCTCCCCATCAGCATGCACAGCACTGAAGCCTAGACACGCACCTCCTCCAGCCAGCAAAAGAGTTAGAACGTAATTTGTCTCTCGGGCAATGTAATCAGCATTCTCATGCCTGCTCAACAATGATTTAATTGCGTGATCCTCAATCCAGTCTAATTTTTCATTCATATATCCTCCTTTTTCAACATCATACCAAACCCGCCATGAGCGGGTTTTTTATTGGTTAACTGTCAATACGTTTTAGTAAATCCGAAAAAATAATATCATAAATATTAGCATTTGCTATTGACATGTATATTTAGCATTTGCTAATGTCCGCATCATCAGCAGTACGGGATGAGCAGATGCAACCGGATATTGATGACCTGAATGTAGCCTACCACCGGGCGAAACTTGACCGGTTCGGGATAACTTTCCTCACGGCCACCACAGATCCATTCTGGCTTAAACGCTTAACCCGTATCGCCGAAAGCACCGCTAAGAACGCGGAGCCGGGCAAACCAGCACCCCAGCCGCTGGCACGATACAAGGATTAAGCAGCATGTCCCAAAGTAATGTATTAGATGAAATTGCAGAGTTGGGCACCCTGGCACCCAACGCCGAAACAAAGGCTTTCCTGTCCGCAGCCAGGGCAAAATTCAGGGTGGTCGATGTGAACCTGGCCGATCTGTCCGACTTGGCCGACCTCATCTGCGATCGTGATCACCGCAAGATGCCGCCCAGCCTACAAAACATCGAAGCCTGCCATGCGCTGATCATCAAAATGATGGGCACTCACAGCCTGGGTTACTACTCGGCCCCCGATGGCAGCGAACCCAAGGTATCGATTGCTATCACGCTCAAAAAGGCGCTGGACTTCATTGAAGGCTTTGACGGCGACGAATCGCAGGTAGGCATATCGCAGCTGATCGCGGACTTGCATGCCGGCATCTCTCAGCTTGAAACCGA